AGAAATTATCACTCTTCGGAGTTTGCCACTGGAGAAATTTAATTAAAGGGTGGTAGCCGCATTCAACGTGACGAAATTGAATTATTCTAGCAGTCTGATCTACAAATAAAATCCTATTTGGTCTCCTTATGGAAGTTGGGAGTATGCTAGTGTATAGCCTAACAGGGTTTGGCCCACCTACGGGCCACGTGGTTGATTACCCTGATGAGTACGTTAAGCTTGTCACCTGGGGCAGCCCCCCTCCCTTAGTAGGTCAATCTTTGGGTATTGTCATGAGTTGACATGATGGAAGTTTCCAATAACAACCAGAATAGGCTAGGGTTGGATAGTGCCCAGCAATCAGCTACACTTCCAAAAGCGACTGACCAGTCAATTTTACCACATTCAATGCTAGGTAAAGCCTTAGCAGCGAGTAAAGTAACAATTCAACCAGATATGGCGAAAGTCAATGAATTGATACAGCCATGTAAGGAAGCTGTCAGGAAAGACGCGTATGATGCGTATTGGGTCGGGTTTAGAGCGGAACAAACCTCCATCGCTAATATGCGCAGAGTGCAAAATGAAATAGATAAGGCGAAAAATGATATTGATATGCGCAGTCAGTTACAACAAGCACTGCCTCAAGGTTATGTGGAAATGAAGTCGAATGATTACGTTAAGGTCAATGGAGTATCTCCAGTAGCCTGGTATAGCGGATTAGACGGCAGACCACCAGTTGTTAAGCCTACAGCGCCCTTTCAGGACGTAGACAAACCCGTGGAGAAGAAGAAGGAAAAAGGCTCTGCCATTTTAGGGTATTTGCGTAGGAAAGCTTTAGCATCACGGACAGCCATCAAGAAGGCGACTGCTCGTCGTGTTATAAAGAGTGCCCCGCAAACGGAGAAATCCGGAGTGTCGCAAGAGGTCATAATCCCTACATCAAACAGATTCGGGCTCGTGGAGGACGAAGTGGTTGATATGGAGATTGATGAAACGCCTGCTGGTGATGATCAGGTAACGCCAAGTACGCCTGAGAGTGGCGAGCAGGTAACACCAAGTACTTCTAAAAGGAAACGGGGTAGCGAAAGCGAGGTGTCACGTGAATTAGGGGAGCCCAATGGGTTTGAAGTAACTGAAGATGACTTTGAAACAATAGAGACGCCATCATTTAAACTAGCACGGTGTTTGAGGGATAAGAAGACCAGGAGTATTTATACTCGACTAACGTATTATCTCAAGTGCAAGCATTTTATGCATTCTAAAGACCCCCATCATATAAGAACTTTGGTTCAAGATGCGAGGGCTTGGTTACAGAAGGCCAAATGTAGTATGGAAAACCATACGGAATATACGTTGCTCACTTCAGCAGTATCCGCAGCATTCTTCGTCGACCAAGAAGAATTGAATTTTAGAGCACGTATGAAAAATCGCCGCGAATGGCAAGCGATATTAAAACACAACGCTGTCAGCGCAGGTGATTTGGGCTGGCGTTTTGGTCAGGTAGAGCCCAGGCTTAGCGGCCTGAGACACGCGCTTATGTCGCGGGTTCGGCTCCCGATAACGCCAATTTCGGCCTAATGGCACCTTTGATACTACCTTGTAAGTGCACGGATAGAGTACCACCGGCGAAGGTTAAGACAAAATTTTACAAGGTTCAAGCTAGTATTGAGGGATGCAAGATAAAAGGGTACTGCAAGTTCTTACATCTGAATTTGCCCCTTCCTTTAGAGGAACAGTTTTACTGGAACAACTGCCAATGCAATGAGTTCGATGGTTTAATGCGGCGCCATTTTATTGGCTCTGTAGTTGGGTTTCGACCTAACAACCCAGCAATTAAATTGTTGGAGAGAGAAACAGAACAAATGCGTTCAGAAATTCCAAGATTCAATCGAGTGGATCATCAAACACTCATTGAAAACACTAGGTCCACTATTAAAAACCGGTATAGACGTGCATATTTTGAGCTGAGGAATCGAGTGACGAATTTAGGCGATAAGGAGAAACGGGTGAAAGCGTTTGTTAAATATGAAAAGATACCTATAGGAAAATTCGAGGCTGGGAAACCACCAAGAATGATCCAATTTAGGGATTTTACATACCTTTATTGCTTAAAGAGGGAATTGCTTAATTTCTCATTAACCGTGAAGACTAGTCCACAGCTCAAGTGGAACACGCAGCCAATTCAGACGATCTTCACGAAGGTACATGACTCTTATGGCACAGCGGCGGTGCTTAAGGAGTCATGGGACATGTTTATTGAACCCGTTGCAATCTGCTTGGATCATAGCAAGTTCGATGGCCATTACTGTACGGAGTTATTGGAAATCGAAGCTAGGTTTTGGAAGGAATTAAACGGATCACACATGCTAAAATGGTTATTAGAACAACAGTTAGTAAATCATGGATCAACGCATCATGGTATCAAATATAAAGTTAAGGGAGGAAGAATGTCAGGCGAATATACAACATCTGACGGCAATAGCATGATGAATTATGCTATGCTAGTCACATGGCTGAAGCATTATGGATTGGACCAGTACCAATTTAGAGTCCATGTAAATGGAGATGATTCAGTGATTATCGTAGATAGAAAGTTTGCATGGTTACGCCACAAACTTGCTTACTTCCGTAACTTTAATATGGAAACTGAATGCGATAGAGTTGTATCAGATTTTAGAGAAATCACTTATTGTCAAGCAAGTCCTATTAGAGGCAAGGAATTGAGGTGGTACATGGTAAAGGAACCAGTTAGAACTATCTCTAGATTGTGTTATTGTGACGAAAAATTTTCCGCATCAATTCAAAGATACACGAGAGGCGTAGGATTGTGTGAATTAGCGGTGAATACTGGCATCCCAATAATGCAATCAATTTCTTTATGGATGATAAGTATAGGTAGTAAACCATTGGGATGTGTTGATAAGTTCCCGGCGCTTAACAGCGGCAATGACGTAGAGGTTACTGAAGTTTCCATGACTACCAGAAACGACTATGAAGTTGCATTTGGAATTTCTATCGAAGGGCAACTGGAGATAGAAAATTTCTTTGCCGGGTTAATAAGATCTCCCCAAGATCTAAACAGCGTTATATCTAAGTATAAAACTTTTCACAAACATTAAAATAAGCATCAATAAATCATATCAAATGAATTCAACAAAAACAAAATCCAAACGTAACCGAGCTAAGAAAGTTACTAAATTAGGGAATAAACCAATAGTTCAAGGTGCAACTAGTGCGCCAGTAGCCAAACAACGTGTCGTTAAGACTAATGCGCCGAAAGTTCGAACAATTCGTGAGGGTGTTGTGGTCACTCATAGGGAGTACATCCAGGATCTTTCTAGGAGCAATAACACTTTTACTGTCGATACTATTGCTGTCAATGCTGGTCTGGCAAGCGCGTTTCCATGGCTCTCGCAGGTTGCTGGCCGGTTTGAGTCTTATACTTTTGAGCGTCTTGATTTTGTCTATGAACCCATGGTTCCTACTACGCAAGCTGGTTCTGTTATGATGGCGGTCGATTTTGACGCCATTGACACCCCACCAGCTAATAAGACAACTATTATGTCTTACAAAGGAGCCACTCGTTCAAGTCCATGGCAGGCTAGTAAACTGGTTTGCAGCGGAATTGACAGACTTAAGATGGTCCCAGAGAGATATGTCAGAACGGCCGCACTTGTCGGAAATTACGATTTGAAGACTTACGATTTGGGTAATCTTCACATCGCAACAGTGGGAACGGGCACGACAGCAATTAGCTTAGGAGAAATTTATGTAGAGTACACAGTTAGATTAAGAACACCACAAATCCAAACCGGTTCGTCACTTGTTTTAAGTAGACGATCGGCACAAACAGGTTCATTTCAAATTAAGCCCACCGGCGAGATAATTAATCACGTAGCCAATCTGATTGGAGATGCGACGAAACCTCTCGCTATGGTGCACCCATCTAATAGTAGGTTTTGGTTCATAAATACGGCGCAAAGGTTATTAATGACATATTGGACGACGTGGGCTGGAATTACGGCTCAAAGGAATGTTTCATCAATGTTTAGATTAGGTACATGTAATAGTGTCCCAGTAGTAGAGGAACAGAATGTAGCATCAACATTAATAAATAGAATTGGGCGGCCAGCGAACATGTTTCAACAATCGGCAGGAAGTGCTTTTGCATCAGCACCATTGCCAGTAGTTGAGCAGTACGTTGTTAACCCCGATGATGGATCACTAGTTAATGGTATCCAACAGAGAGGAACAGGGCCAGATTATCAGTTAACATTTGAAACTAGGAATGATGCCATCACTGGCTCAAGTCCAGTTACAGTGAATTACACGATAATACCCCTTGACAATGAAGGGTTCCCAATAGCAAATGCTGGATTGACGACAGGTGGCATAGCGCCTAATGTGATAGATTGGCCTAACATCCAAGCTAGTAGCATTACGCCTACGCGAGTAGTTGTTGATTCAGTGAACACATTTAATTTCAACATTAGAGAAAGAATTGATGAGCATCCAGCGTTGTCAGAAAAGAGGAAAAAGTAGTTATTTTGTTTTGTCTATAGTTAGCTGTTAGTTATTTGTTATTTGTTATTTAAATCCACCATAACGGTGGCGAGAGAACACTCGTAACATACCCACGGAGGTAGGCCAAAAGAGCAAACAAAAACACTGGTTTAATAGTCAGGAGCGGAGTTGTGGATGACGTAAAGAGTTCCAGCTGCAATAGAGGACCCTGGGAAAGTTCTCTTGACCGAGTTGGGCGCGGAATGGAAACAACTCTAGCATTAACAATAATCACACACAAATGACTGAAGAGAGGATATGTGGCTTAGCCAGGGGACCTTAGCTTGTTTCAGCGCATTAAACGCC